GGATTGTAATTTGTTCCATTGCCTAAATCAATTTCAGCTAAACCATCGGCATCTAAATAAACGCCATCTGGCACCATTCTAGATAAAACTTGCTGAAGCTTTAAGTGTGTTAATTGAATCATATCAGCNNNGTTAATTGAATCATATCAGCAAAACCAGTTATGCGGCTTACTAAAGATTCAATCTTTCCTTTATACATTCTAGGAGCTACAATGCTATAGTTCATTTTAACTTTGCTGTAATCACTCTTGGGGCGCATCATATTTTTTGCCATTTCCCATCTTAGCAAATAGTTTGTGCCTAAAATAAGAACACCTTCATATAACACTTCTAAAGACCTTGATAACTTACCAAATTGTTCCTCAAGCATTTCTACAGGTGGATCAAATTGATCATCTCTTAATACTATTTTAGATGCTCCTGTAGCAGTTTCTTTAACTTTATAAACCTCGTTCATATAGGTTTTAAAATTAAAATACAAAACCTGAACAGTATTTACATCAGGAGTTGCAGAGTTATTTAAAGGCCTGTCATAAAAGCTAGAGCTTTGATATGACGTATTCGACACTTTTTTTAATTGCTCATCAGTTAAGTTAGGAAACTCTTTTTTTAATTCATTTATAGTAACGTCTTTAACTTCCCCTACATAATATATATCATCAAAGTAAGGTGATTCAGTATAAGAATAAACTAAATTAGCTGGATCAACATATTCTACTTTAACACCTTCTGATAATGTAAATCTATTTTTTACAGCGCCTATGCCTATTGTTGTTAAATCGTAATAAAACCTTTTTTTAGTTAACTCGTAATTATTTCCGTTCAGCAACGTGTTAATAGCTTGTTCATTTGCCATTTCAACGGCTTGCTTATAACCCATCTGCATATGGACCTCTAGCTCTTCTTTTGTATCTGGTAATGTATCAGGTGCATTTTCAAACATATTTACACCAAACTCTTTTTCTACAAATTGATTAAGTTCCTTGGTGTACATGTCTCTAAGCACACTTTCCATATAAGCTGTTCTTTTGCTTACTCCATATGGATCTTGAGAATAAGCATTTATATCAAAAGTTCTTTCAGAAATTCCGTTAACAACAATATCTACAAATTTAGGTATAATTGGAACAGGTTTCCAGTCTAAATTTAAATAAGA